ATTGAAAATGCGGTGCTTTTCCTCATGGGTGTCAGCATATTTATAATCTAATACTGCTTGCTCTTCTCTTTCTGCAAAATATTTCTTTTTGTTTACTACTCTTTTCTTTTTCTTAACTGTCATCCATACTTAAAGTTGTCTAAGGTTATTCTGCAACACTTAGCAACTCTGAAGTATCAATTTCTCTGTCAGAAGGAAAATTCGCTTCCTTCTTAGCTGTGTTAAACCAAAATTGTCTTTCTTTTAATGTCAATGTTTTTGAGTATCTATCAAAAAGACTTCCTTCACGTGTTACTAGATGCTTACATCCAATTTTAGGTATAATATAAACATTACTACCATTCATTATCATTCTCAATAAGAATTCATATTGGAATGTTAATTCAATATTGGTTTTTAACATACCAGAATTAATAAATTCTTCTGTTTTCAATATTGAACCACAAATTTTAAAATCTGTATACTGATTTAATGCATCAGCATTTAAATATCCTATTTCACCATTTTCACCTACAAACGATCTAGACCAGCAAGTTTCATTAGTTAATTTAATTGCTTTATCTTCATTGTTAGATTCGATGATAATAGGAAGAAATACATCAACGTTACCATAATGTTTAGCGTGTTTAGCTACATTATAATAGTAGGTTTCAGATATTTCATCATCAAACTCTAATATTGTGAAATATTCACTTTCCACTTTTTCGGCAGCAAAGTTAATTTGTCCTTGAAAACTAGTATCTTCAGTATTAGTGACTACCTCAATAGTCGCCTGATCTGAAAATTCAGCTACAACCTTATTTACTTCATTCACAGCAGCAGGTGCTACTGGAATTAAGATAGTAAGATTATCTTTCACATTATATTTCTTTTGTCCAACTACACTTTCAAGAGCTTTAATAAATAATGTTGAAAGCTCTTCATTCATTTCGTGTATAGGTATAATTGTAGTTAATTTCATTTTTCTATATTTAATTATATTTTAGTTTATTTTGATGCTACATCAGCAGCTTCTGCTTTCTTTTCATCAAGATCGCTTATTGCTTTTTCTAAAGTAACAATTCTTTCTTCAATCAAATCTTTATAGATTTTAGATATTTGTACCGAAGAATTCTTTTGATTATACTTATCAGAAATGGTTTTCATTTTCTCATATACATCGTCTTCAATAGTATCATCAAGATACTTTGTTAGTGTATCACCAATTAATGTAGGTAATGAATAATAATCAGCAGTCCATACACCTGAATTTTCAGCATAAGTATATTCACTACCACTGTCTTCATTTTCACCATTTACGACTTTTTCTAATAAGTATTCAGGTGTAATATCTGGTACTAAACCAATTGGAATACATCCACTTGCCATTGCTTCAATTGGTAATGTACCGAATGATGCAATTCTATCAACCCACACCGCAGCGAAATTCTTTCTAAGTCTATCTGCATACTCTTTTCGAGTAAGTGATCTAGGTGGCTTAGATTCAGTAATCATACTATCAAAAGTAACCCAACCATATTGAGGATATTTAGCATAGAAAAGTTTAATAAGCTTAGATATCTCATTTGGATTTCTACCTACAACTGTTATAACTGGTCTCTTCGGAGCATCGTCATTATAGAAATATTCAGGTAATCCAATATCATATGTTTTCACATCAAATTTATCTTTACCGAAGAACTCTTCAACTAGATTTTTTAATGTATCAGACGTTGTAATTACTTTACTTATTCCAAATGAAGACCAATCAACAGACGGTACTAAACCATTCATCATGTAATCAATAGATTGTAGTAATCCAACTCTAATACATGGAAGTGTTTTAGTTTGCTCCATTACATTAGAAAAAATTTCTGGAATAACTAATACGTCTTGAGGCCCTACATTAAGCTTGGCTTTACTCATTGGTTGATGCTCTAGTTTTGTTAAATCTTCATCAATCCAATATGGTATTTCATATTCATCTTCATCAGTAAGTATGATTGTTTCAAAACCCATGTTTTTCACTACATTAGCGTGAAAATATACTTCATACATTGAAGCAGATGGATTAGTTGATTTAGTTACAAAAAACAGAAATTTAGATTGACTGTTTTTTAATTTTGTAATAGACATTTTCATTTTATCTATTTGATCGTTTGACACTTGTGCGTTTTCTTCTGTCATTATTCCTCTATTTTTTCTTTTTCTTCTATATAATTTATTAATTTTTTGAACTTTTCACTATCAACTAAGTCGATTAAGTTCGTTGCAACCACATCACCTTCTAATTCATGGTTAAATGGTCTGTCTAATTTTACCACCTTTTTACCTTCTGGTTTCGACTCGATAAGTTCAGGATCGGTAGTGATTAAATAATCAACTCTATCCCATATTTCTTTATTTTCTTCGTAGAAAAAGTAACTATTAAATCTTGGTGTTACTTTAGCTAAGAAAAACAATGTTGGTGCAATAGAGAACCAGTTTTCTTTTGACACTAATGCTAAATCAAATTGATCTTTAAACTTTAGATAAAATTGATCTGAATCCTTATCCACTTGAGGATACATTTTCGGTGCAAAACCGAAGATATCCATACAGAAATCTTCATACATGAATTTATTGTACATTTCTCTAGCCGTAAAATCTTCTATTTTCTTTTCAAAAAGTAAGAAGTCGGCATTTGACTCTCCAGTGTCTTCGTTCAATACATAATCAGTAGGTGATATTGACTCGGGTGCATCTTCTTTTAATTCTTTAGTTTCAACAGTGGTATCTTTCCACTCATAATTTTTCCAGAAATCATAAACATATGCTAATTCGTCATCGGGTGCACCTTCCTCACCAAATTCCTCTACATAATATCTATCAAATTGTATCCATAATGATCTAAAAATCTCATTAATATCAACGGCTATTACTTTTTTACTCATTTTCTTCACTTGTTTTAGGTACTATTATAACATAATCATCAACAGTTGTTACTAGTACATTTGTAATTTTATTAACTCCTTTTTTCATATATAAGGGATCAATCATTACCTTATAATCTGAATCTTCATCTTCGATAAACTTGATAAAGTCTTTAAGCTTAATCTCTTCATCAACATCATCATCAATATCTAGATTATATCCTTCTAATTCTTGTTCATAATCAGAAACACCTCTATTATATATGACAGATACATCCACTTCATAACCAAGTATTCTTTCGATATTAGCTACACTATTTTGAATTTCTTCTTTTAGTTTTGGGTTGTTTTTAAGCTTATGCTCAATTTCACTCATTATTTTTTCAAATTCTTCTTTTTGACCCATTATTCAGTTTTCTTCTCTTTATCAAGTAATTCTTTTAGGTGACCATCTAAATGTTCATGTAGTTCATCAATAAGAAGTCTATGTTTTCTTATTAATTCTTCTTCGGTGACGTATCGAGGATTTATACACTCTAATCTGCTGTCAGTACCTCTTACTGGAATAAAAATTACTTCACCTTCTTGTTCATTAAATATTGTTCCTATTGAGTCATATGCAGACTTCATTATTTTCGCTACATCGTCTTGGTTTTCAACACCACCAACACCTACATATGCCACGTATATTCGTTTATTTTCCATCTTTATATTGTTTTAAAGTATCAAATTTTTCCTCAATCATATCAATGATTGGGTTTCTAACATTTCTATCGTTATCATTCATTATGATTGTTCCTATTTCTTCGGTATCTTCAAAAAGAGATATTAATTTATATAGACATGAGTTTCTTTTGTCTTTCATGTCAATCTGATTAGAATCACCCAATAGTATCATTTTACTATTTTCACCAATCCTAGTTAAAATGGTTCTAGCATTATCCATTGTAATATTTTGAGCTTCGTCAACGATAATAATTGCATTATCTAAACTAGCACCTCTAAGATATGTAAGTGGATAGGGTCTAATAAAATCTTTAAACATTAATGACTCCATATCCATTTTAGTTATTAACTTTTCCATATTGATATAGTAACTAGCCATATATGGATCAATTTTTTCTTTTAAATCACCTTTTAAAAAACCAACTTCTTCACCTTTGAGAGGTGTTACTGATTTAACCAAGTAAATTTTTTGATAATAGTTGTTCTGATTTTTTAATAGTTTTAATGCATATCCAAGTGAAACAAAAGTTTTACCACAACCTGCTTTTCCACTACATATAGTAATCTGATTTGCTTTTATTGATCTTAATAACTCCTTTTGACTATCATTCTTAGCAATGACCTTGACACTGGAATGCATAGTGCCTTTAATGAATTCTTTATTATCATCTTTTAACTGCTTAGGTGTTAAATCACCTTCCATTAATATATTATTCGTTCTTCTACTTCCCATATATTATAATCTATATATACTATTATACGTTTGAGATGAAGAAATCTTGATTTTCTATAAAAAAAATTATAATCACTGTATTTATCAGTAAATAATAAAGTTTTATAAAAATTTATAAGATGTCAGAAGAAAACAATTCAGATAATAAAGGATTTAATGAGTCATTAAATAATTTCTATGCTCAAAGACAAAGAGCAGATCAGGAAAAAACGGGTGAAACTGGTGAAGTGAGCCAATCAATAGCATCTAAGATGCCACCGAAAATCGATATGGAATCACCAGATAATTTTCAATCTAGAATGCAACAGGAAACAGACCCAGATTTAATTGTTGGGTATGAAGTAGTTGATTTACCATCAAAAGGTTTATTATATCCAGATAGATTAAATAAAGTTAAAATTGAATATCTAACATCTAGAGATGAAGATATACTAACAACACCATCATTAATACAAGACGGTACTGTATTAGATGTGATACTTAAAAGAAAAATAAAATCACCTCAAAATTTAGATGTATCTAAATTACTTACTGGTGATAAAAATGCATTGATTTTATTCTTAAGAGCATCATCATATGGTCAAGACTATGAAGTACAAGTTAATGACCCTAGAGATGGAAAACCATCATTTACTGAAACAGTAAATCTACTAAAACTTGATCACAAGGAAGTTAGTGAAAATCCAGATGAAAATGGTCACTTCACTGTTGACATACCGATGAGAAAAAAAATAGTTAAATTTAGATTACTATCATCGGGCGAAGAGCAGCAACTACAAAAACGTGCTGAATCAATACAAGAAGCATATGGTTATGACTTTAGCGAATATTCAACAATGAAACTAAAAGCACATATTGTACAAATAGGAGATAAAACTGATCGAAGCTATATCGATAGATTTGTAGATGCAATGCCAGTTAAAGATACTTTTACTATTCGTAGAAAGATATTAGATGTAAGTCCAGATATTGATATGACCTATGAGTTTAAAGCTAAAGATGGTTATAAATTTAAAGCAGCATTAACAGTTGGAGTCGATTTTTTTTTCCCAAGTCTTTAGCAGGTAAATATAAGCAAATGGTGATGGAAGAAATATATATCCTCACCAAGCATGCTAATTTTTCATCTAATTATGTCGAAAATATTCCAGTGTATAAACGTAGATATTATCTTGAGTTGTTAAAGACTGAAATGGAAGAGACTAAAAAGCATCAAGAAAGAGAAATGCGTAAATCTAAAAATAGTCATAAGTAATATTAAAATAATTACTAATAGTATTTATGTAAAAGTTTTCTAATGGCAAAGCAAAATAAAAAAGAAACTGAAGATTTATTAAAAGCACTTCAAGAGCTAAACGATGCAGAACAAAATAGTTTATCTAATAATTTAAAGATAAACGAAGCTAAAAGACGTGCTAATGATGCTATGAAAGATTTAGTCTCATTTGAAAAGGAAATTAACAAATCTTTAGCTGATGGTAATAATTTATCTAAAGAAGAGATAAAGAGTTACGAAAAACAAATCGAATTAGCAAAAAAAGAACTTGCCAAGCAAAGAGAAATTTTAGGTGTTGAAAATAAAAGACTTAGTGTACTAGGATTCATGTATAATAAGTTAAACCAAATAGGTAGTAGTAATTTCTTTGGTTTCTTAATGGATTCTGATAAAGCAGTTAAAAGTCTTAATCTTGAGTTAGGACTATCAGGTGAAAAATCAGCACAAATGAGACAAAGCATTGAAGGTGCTGCAGTTAATGCTGCACGTTTAGGTGCTAGTGTTCAGGATTTAGCGAATATCCAATCAACATTTGCAGACGAGACGGGTAGAGCTAGAATACAATCTGAAGCTGCTTTAGATGCAATTGTAGCAATAGGAAAGGGTACTGGTCTTGGTATTGAACAAGCTGCACGTCTTACTGGTCAATTTGAATTAATGGGATTAAGTGCTGAACAATCAGCAAACTATGTTCAAGGGGTTGTAGATACCACCGAAAGAATGGGTGTTAACACAACTAAAGTGTTGAAAAACATTACGACCAATTTTAAGGATTTACAAAAGTTTACATTTCGTGGTGGTGTGCAAGGTTTTGCAGAAATGGCTAGTTATGCAGAAAAGTTTAAGATCGACATGGGATCGATGTTGGATAGTGCCGAAAAAGCTAGAACATTAGAAGGTGCTGTTGACTTAGCTGCACAACTACAAGTTATGGGTGGTGAGTTTGCCAAATCCGATCCGTTCCAATTACTATTCCTTTCTCGTAATGATCCAGCCAAATTCACCCAGAAAATAAATGAGATGACTAAAGGTGTCGCAACATTTAAGAAAAATGCTGAAGGTGGTTTTGAAACATTCATATCACCTATGGATATGGATAGACTAGAACGTGTCGGTCAGGCACTAGGTATGCAAAGAGGGGAGTTAGCAGAACAATCAAGACGTATGCTTGAAATCAGTAAAATGAAACAACAAATGATTGGTCTTGATAAAAAGCAGATGGAAATTGCTAGTGGTCTAGCTAAAAGAGAAGGTGATAGCTTACAATATTATGTTGAAATAGCTGGTAAGAAGAAAATGCTTAATCAACTAAGTGAAACAGATATAAGTAATTTAGAACAACAAAGTAAAGCACTTGAAGCTAGAGCAAAAAGTGCAAAAACATTTGATGAAGAATTCGTCAATACTGTTCAAATGTTCAAATCATCTATGCTACCTATATTACAAGGAATCAATAGTATTCTTGATAATCAAATAAGACCGTTGATTGAAACAATTCAAGGAGTATTGAATGGTAAATCTGAAGCCATGAAATCATTCTTAATTGGTGCAGGTAAAGCGTTGGCTATTGGTGTAGCACTTACAAAATCTGTTGGACTAGTGACATCTATGTATAATAAGATCGGCATTGGAAAAATGGGTGGTCTTATGGGCAAAAAAGGTGGTGGTGCTGGAAGTGCAGTAGGTAAAGCAGCTAAAAGTGGTGGTGGATTATCAGCATTAGGGACTGGTGCTGGTGTAGGAATAGCTGCTGCTGGTGTTGGTGCAGGTGTAATGTTAGCATCAAAAGGGATTGCTCAATTGGCAGAATCTATGTCTAAATTAGATGAGACACAAATATGGGCATTACCAGCGACAATGTTAGCAATGTCAGTTGGTGCATTTGCATTAGCACCTGCAATTACGGCAGTAGGTGCTGCAGGTACTGCAGGTTCACTTGGACTATTAGCATTAGGTGCTGCTGCAGTTGGTGTTGGATATGGTATTAATTTAGCTGCTACAGGTATAGGTGCGATGGCAGAAGGTTTTGCAACCTTAGATGGTGTTGATTTATCAGGAATTGCAGGTGGAATGCTAAGTATTGGAGGTGCTGCATTAATGATAGGTAATCCAATGGGTATTGCAGGAATGATTGGAATAACTTCAGCAGTTTCAAGTATAGGTTCTAACGCAGATAATCTCGAAAGAGTTGGTAATGCTTTTTATAATATAAACAGTGTATTACAAGGATCAGCATCACAATTTAAAGAAATAAGAGCAACTATTGATGCTATAAATTCAATGGAATCTGGTGGTGAATCAGCATTTGCTAGTTTAGCATCTATTTTAAATAAACCATTAAAAGTTGAGTTTGCAGATAATAATGCAACGTTTAATGCTACAGTAAACTTAAATGTTGATGGTAAGAAAATCGCAGATTCAATTAACATATCAAGAAGAACAGCAATTAAAACTGCAGATGAAAAAAGTGGTAAATCAGGATCGGGTAGTGTCTAAAATTTGACATTACCATTTTTACTCTTTATCTTTACTTCGTAAAGATAATTTACTGATAAATATATCATTCAACCCACTTGTTTAATCAAATTATTTATTGTATATTTATATCTTGCAATATGAACAAAACCAATATTGTATTATAATATTTAAATTATTTTAATATATTTTGAAAAATAGTTTGATGAATACTTGATTGTGTCAAAAAAAAAACCGTTTTATTCGTATAAATAATTAACACACTACGTATTTATTTAAATAAAGTAAAGTTTTTAATATGGAAAAGAATATATCTGGAGTTTATGTAATTACCAATAAAACAAACAATAAAAAATATGTTGGTAGTTCTAAAAATATATCATACAGACATGGAGTACATTTTAGTAAATTAAGAAACAACAAACATAATAATCAACATTTGCAAAATGCAGTAAATAAATATGGTATTGAAAATTTCATATTTGAAATATTGGAAATTGTTGATGATGGTAGATTATTATTTAAGGAGCAGCAATATATTAATAAATATAGCTGGGATATGCTTTATAATAAGACTAAAATTGCTGGTTCAGGCGGTGGTGATATAAGACGAAAAAAACTATATTTAATTGATTTATTAGGTAATATTGTAAATAAATTTCGTTCTGGTGTAGAATTATCGAAATATTTAAACTATTGTAGAGGTATCAAATATAATAAAATCAACACAGATAGTATAAAAAGAAAAAAATATAGAATAGTAACTCCTGAATTCTACGAAAACAATATAGATATTATTAAATCTTGGAAACATTATAGTTGTGAAAGTACTCATAGAACAAAAGAATTTAAAGAGAAAAAATTTATTGTTTTTAATAATAAGCAAATCCATAAATTTAACACATATAAGGGTATTGCAAGCATGTTAAATATTACACATCAAAGAGTATCACAAATATATAAATTACTTGAAAAGTCATCAAATGAAAAATATTTTCATAAAAATTCTGGATTTTATTTGGCAAGTGTCAAAAAAAAGTTGTAACTTTGATCAAAATATTCACAACTAAGATAACAATTATAACAAAATAATCAGTTCTAAAGAAAGTATTATAGTTATAAAGACAAATATCAATCAATATCTCTCACAAACTTACCTAGTAATAAGCCCATACTATATTCACAACTTTTTGGTTACTTTTTAGTAAAAAATTTTATAAGTTGGATTATTTTTTAACTTTATAAAGTTAACTACC